AATGGAACGAGTGCCGAATACCCTTGAAAGAAATATTAAAACTAACAGACAAAAAACCCTTATACGGACACAAATCGGGTAAGGCTATGAAAACTCATTGGGTAGCTTTTATTAAATAATGTTTACACAAACACAGGCAGTCAAAAGATTACGAAAATTAAACAAAAGAATAAAGATTATTAGGGGTGGTAGTTCAGCAGGAAAGACTATTGCGATACTTATGATCCTGATTGACTATGCAATAAAAAATCCATATAAAGAAATAAGCATAGTGGCAGAGAGTATCCCACACTTGCGTAGAGGTGCTTTAAAGGACTTTTTAAACATTATGAAGGGTACATATAGGTACGATGAAAGAAAGTTCAACAGAAGTACCTTAAAATACGAATTTAGTACAGGCAGTTATATAGAGTTCTTTTCTACAGACCAACCAGACAAGTTGAGAGGTGCAAGAAGAACAGACCTATTTTTGAATGAGTGTAACAATATAGACTTTGAATCGTATCAACAATTAGCAGTTAGAACTTCTGGAGATATATGGCTTGACTATAATCCTACTAATTTGTTTTGGGTAGATAAAGAATTAATAGGACAAGAAGATACAGACTTTATCACACTTACCTACAAAGACAATGAGAGCTTGTCCGATACGATAGTAAAAGAAATAGAGAAAGCAAAAATAAAATCAAAGACATCTACATACTGGGCAAACTGGTGGAAGGTATATGGACTGGGAGAGATAGGAAGTTTAGAAGGTGCTTGTATTCCAGATTGGAAGTCAATAGACAATATACCTAGTGATGCTCGATTACTTTGCGCAGGTCTTGACTTTGGCTATAGTGTTGATCCATCTACGTTTATAAGACTATACAAATGGAATAATGCTTATATATTTGATGAACTACTTTATAGAAAGGGTATGCTTAACAGAGATATAAGTTATTTCTTAAAAGATAAACAAATTACAGAAAACATTTATGCAGATAGTGCAGAGCCTAAAAGTATTAGTGAGATTCGTTCTTATGGTCATAAAATATTCCCTGTAACAAAGGGTAGAGATTCTGTTATTTATGGTATCAACCTTATCAACCAAAATGAAATATATGTAACATCAAGATCAAAGAATTTAATCAGAGAATTACAAGGTTATGTCTGGGATAAAGACAAAGAGGGTAACAATATCCAGAAACCAACTGGTATTCATCCTGACTGTATTGATGCAGCTCGTTATGCTTTAATGATGCAATTAGAAAATCCTAACAGGGGTAGATATGCAATTAGATAAAAAAAGTTATTATATTTTGTCAATTAATTAAAAAGTATTATATTTGAGTATAATTAAAAACAAAACAAATGAAAAAAAAATATTTACATCCACTAACAAGAGAATTTGTAAGTAAAGAAATTTATTTTAAATTTATATTAAGTAAGGACTTTCCAAAAAGTCCGTATAGCGAGCAGATGAAGTAGATTTTTAATTTTTAGTTAGTTGTTTGAGCAGGGTTTAATCGCCCTGCTTTTTTTTTGTCTAAAATTGACATTTAATTTCGATATATATATATGAGACTTGAATTAACTATTCCCACAGATTTGTCTGAAATCACTTTAGAACAATATCAAAAATATTTAAAAGCTATTGATGAAGCAAAAACAGAATATGAAATAGGTAGTAAGATGATTGAAATATTTTGTAACGTAGAGTATCAAGATGTTTACAAATTTAAAATGTCGCAGATTACAAATATCAGTAAAACACTTGAACGAGTTTTTCAACAAGAAACACCTGATCTTATAAAACATTTTAAAATTGATAATATTGAATATGGGTTTATACCGAATTTAGATGAAATGACTTTTGGGGAATATGTAGATTTAGATACTTACTTAAAAGACTGGCAAGAAATGCACAAATCAATGAATGTATTATTTAGACCTGTAACACAAAAATTTAAGAGCAAATACAATATTGATGTTTACAAACCTGATGGTGCAGAGCTGATAAAAAAAATGCCGATGGATGTCTGTTTTAGTAGTATAGTTTTTTTTTACAATTTAGGGAAAGAGTTGAGCAGAACTATTCTACACTATTTGAATCCACAGGAGATAGCACAGTTACATCAATCGGAAACTTCTCTGCAAAATGGGGTTGGTATCAATCAATTTTTGCACTCGCTAAAGAAGATGTTAGACACATCGAAAATATTACTGAATTAAATTTTCATCAATGTTTGACTGCTTTAACATTTATGAAAGAAAAAAACGAATTAGAAAGAATAGAAATAAATAAAAAGTTTAAATGAGCAATCAAGGGATAAGAGGTTTTTACCAACTGACAGATACAATCAAAACAAATTTGTTACTTGATCCAAATGTCAATACAGTAACAACTGGAGATATAACAGAAGTGGATTTATCTAAACAAACTATATTTCCTCTTGCACATATAATTGTAAACGAAGTTACTGCACAAGAACAAGCTCTAGTATTTAATATTACATTGATGGCTATGGATGTTGTCAATGAATACAAAGATGAAACAACAGATATTTTTGTTGGCAACGATAATGAACAAGATGTGCTTAATACACAACTAGCAGTCATAAACAAAATCATACACTTACTCCGTAGAGGATCATTATATACATCTAAATATCAGTTAGAGGGAGATCCTGTTTGTGAGCCATTTTATGATAGGTTTGAAAACAGATTAGCAGGGTGGGCAGTAACTATGGATATTTTAATAGAGAATGATATAAGCATTTGTTAATGGATTTAAAAAAAGTAAATATTGTTTTAAGAAACTTTGCTAGAACTGTTGTAGAGGAAGCAAAAAGTAACGTTCCTGTTAATAATAGTAAACTGAAAAATAGTATTGGATTCAATACATTTTCAAATGATATGCAAGCAGTCATAGAGTTCTTTATGGAAGAATATGGAACATATCAAGATTTAGGTGTCAAAGGTACAAAGAGTGGAGAAAGTTTGGGTAAAAAATATTACGGAACACAAGGTAGAGAATACAAGTATACAAATAAAATGCCTCCCCCCAATAAATTAGACAGATTTGTAGTTAGAAAAGGTTTAGCACCTCGTGATGCAAGAGGTAGATTTACAGGAAGATCATTAAAAACAGTTGGATTCCGAAAATCTATAACATTTTTAATTGCAAGGTCAATATTCTCAAGAGGAATAAAACCAACTTTGTTTTTTTCAGAACCCTTTAGAAAATACTTTAGAGATTTTCCAAGACAAATACAAGAAGCATACGGGGATGATTTTGAATCATTTGTAGAAAGAAATTTTAATCCTTAACAATGGCAATAGAAAAAATAAATATAAACAGTCCTGTCTATTTAAAAATAGCAAACGCAAATCTAGCGAGTTGTAATTTAACTCTCGCAATATACAGCGGTGCGTTTCAATCAAGTCCATCAAGCACCTATGAACTTGTTAAAAACGAAGTGGCAAATAACAACTTTGTAATATTTGAAATTGGAGAACTAGTTAAAGACTTTATAGCATATAGTTTTAGTGGTACATTTGGTAGTAATGGTGTAAATGTTTGGGTACAAACAACAGCAACACCTAAAAATTCATCAGGTACAAGTCTTGATGCAATAAGTTCTATCTATTTGGCTTTCGATGGTGTTGGATATTTTGAAGAAGGATTTGATATAACAAGCACAACAAACAGCGCAACAACACAAACACTTACAAGACATAAGGGAAGTGTAACAAAGTTAATATCTAACACAAAGATATTTAGAGAAAATCAAGAAGTCTTAAAAATTCCTGTGCTTGCAAACTTGAGCGTAAACTCTGGTAGTGATACATTGACAGGTGCAACTACTGTAAACTTTAAAAATGGTAGTTCCACAGTATCAAGTGTAACAGTATCAACAGGAGTGTCAAACTCAAATAGTGCAATCGAATATGCAACAAGTACAACTGCAACACTTACAAGTGTAGATATAGTTACAGGAGGCTCAACAGAAACAATAGAAATAGAGGAACAAGATTGTAACAGATTCACAAACCTACCAATAGTTTTTGTAAACAAATCAGGTGCATTACAGCAAGTAAACTTTTTTTTGAAATCTATTGAAAGTGTTAATGTACAAAAAGATGAATTTAAAAGCAGTACACTTACAACAGGTGCGACATATTCTATAAACAATCATCAATATAGAAACAGAAACATAAACAGTAGAGAAACAATCATACTCAATACAGGTTATGTAGATGACAGTTACAACCAAGTGATTGAACAAATACTTACAAGCAAGAGGTGTTGGATATTTCAAAATAGTCAATATTTGCCTGTGATTCCACAGGATCAGAACGTAACATTTAAGACTTCACTTAACGATAGACTTGCGAACTATACAATGACATTCAAATATGCTTTTGATAAAATAAATACAATAAGATAATGAATGAAGTAAGTCTATTAATACCAGACATAGTAATAGACAATCCACAGCCTGATCCAGATTTGTGGAACACTACCAATATAAATTGGGAGAATGCTTTTAGAAAATGGAATGAGATAAACCTTATTACAGACATAGATTATCAAAGACTTGATTTATTTGAAGATGAACAAATTAGTCTTACACAGACTATACAAGACATAAGAGACATAGAAAAAGTATTTACAGACTTTAGTAAGTCATTTAGTTTACCTGCAAGTAGTAAAAACAATTTATTATTCAGACACTATTACAGATCAGACATTGTAGAGGATAGGGTTGCAGATTCTATATTCAATGCAAACTCAAAATTAAGAGCAATACTAGAGCTGAATTACAAAAGATTTAAAAGTGGTTACATAGTTTTAAATGGTGTTAAGCTTAAGAATAATCAACCTGATAGTTACAATATCACATTCTTTGGAGAAACAGTTACATTAAAAGACAAACTGAAAGATAAAAGATTATCCAGTTTAGATTTTTCACAGTTTGACCACGCGTATGATGTGGCAAATGTCAGACAGGGAGTACAAACATTTGTTACAGCTTTAAGTGGCACAACACCTCACATAATCTATCCAATAATATCGCATACACAAAGGTTTATTTATAATAGCGGTGCAGGTGGTGTTTTGACAACTCAAGAAAGGTCTAGCACAACAAGAAACTTATATGCAAGTGGTAGTCAATCGACAGTAAACTCAGGTCAAGCTACAGAAAGACTTGGGAGTACAATGGGTTTTGTATTTACAGACCTAAAACCTGCGTTAAGGGTAATAGATATTATAAGAGTTATAGAGCAAGACAATGATATACAATTACAATTTAGTGATGACTTTTTTAAAGAGACAGGATTGTTTGCAGATTTGTATATGTGGCTACATAGAAACAAAGGAGAAATAGGAATAACAGAAAGTAATGAGAGTGATGTTACAAAACTTATTCTAAATAAAATACAGAGTTTTACAGGCGATACTACAAACTTTTTTAGTAATGGTCAGTTTGATTTTGTACCTGTTTTTGATGGTGGTGTATTTAGATTTGTTGTAGGTACAGGACTCAATAGTTTAATACAACAAGAAACTATGCAGATTATATGGACTATCACACCAGCAACATCAAGCAAAAAGTTTACTGCAAAATTAAGAAAAGCAGATACAGGAGAAATAGTAGCAGAACAACCTTATACTCAAACTGGAAGTGTTACGCTCAATAAAATATTTGAACAAGGTTTTAATGGTAGTTTCGAACAACAAAACATACAATTCTTGATTGAGACTACAGAAACAAGTTTGAATCTTACTTACTCTTTACAATTTGTCAGAGTATCAGAATCAGAAGATTCAAGCGAAGATTTCTCTGCTACAATCACGGCAGGTATTGTAGAGCCAGATAGTTTAGTAGAAACAATATTTGTTCAGGATAATATACCAGACATAGGCATACTAGAATTTTTAACAGGTATATTCAAAATGTTCAATTTGACTGCGTTTATTGAAGATGATCCAAGTAGCGATGACTTTGGTAAAGTAGTTGTAAAAACACTAGATAGTTTTTATGCAGGTGGTACAAGCAGAGACATCACAGAGTTTGTAGATACAAGTCAAGGAGAAAGTAATTTTAGTGTGCCATTTAACGATATACAATTTAAGTTTGCTGATCCAAAAACGTTTGGTGCATTCTTTTTTGAGAAACTAAACAACAGACAATTAGGAAGTGTAAAAGCAAGTTCAACATCAGGTAGTGGTCGTGATCCAAGATTGAATAGAGGACAAGATTACAGGGTACAACTTCCCTTTGAAAAAATGTTTTTTGAAAAACTAACAGATGGTAATAATAATAATCCAACAACTATAGGATTTGGATATTTTGTAGATGACAACCAAGCACCTGTGATAAATCAACCTCTTATGTTTTTTAGAGCAAACACAACAGGCACAGCAATACAAATGCAAGATGGTGGGGGTACAGGATCGCCGCTAAGTATTACTCAATATAACAGAGCAAGTAATTTTAGAGTAGGTACACAAAGTGTGGTTATTGCAGTAAGCTCTGGAGAATCAAGTGCAGTAAGTTTTGAATATGTCAATCCATCTACTTTTGACACAGAAAC